CCGCGAGCCCCAGAAGCCCGAGTGCGCCCGCGGGCAGGGCGAGAGCCCACCGCGGCCAGCGACCCGTCTGCAGGCGCCGCACGCCCGCGAAGCACGCGAGGCCGAGGACCGCGCCGCCACCGACGAGGAGGGCGTCGCTCACGCGACGCGCCGAAGCTGGAAGTGGGGAGCCTCGCGGAACGAGGAGCCGGGCCGGCCGTACCAGTCCAGTCCGAGCTCCGCGGCGACCTCGCCCATCACCTTCCAACCGAAGTCGTTGGTCCAGTCCGCGTCCTTGTCGCGCGGGTCCTCCCAGATGGGCCGACCGTTGAGCACGGGCACGGCGTCGAAGGCCTTCGCCGCCGGCTTGCCGGCCTCGTCAACGTGGTTGTGCGCCGACTGCCCGGCGCGCGCCCTGGTCAGGATGGGGCCGGGCTTGGAGCGGCCGCTCGCGTAGAGCTCCTCCTGCTCCGCGTTGGGGCGGTAGGTGCACACGATCAGCACGTCCACCTGGCGCTCGGCGCAGCGGGTGACGAACCTCCGCGCGAGGGGCTGGAGGTCGGGGTGAAGATCCTCGATGCGGCGGCTGGCCATGTCTACCCTCCCGTCCGGTGCGGGGGCTCCGCGGCGGCGGCCGCGGGCGTGAGCGAGGGCAGCCGCCCGCCCGTGGGCGCGCCGAGGTCCACCTCCTCCTCGGGCGGGAGGGCGTCGGGCAGATCGGGCGAGGGAGCGGCGGGGGCGGTCGCGGGAACGTCGGCGGGCGACTCGCCCAGCTCGAGCAGGTCCGTCCCCACCTTCGGGCTGAGTCGGCTGGCGCCGTCGACCAGCTCGGGGACGTCCACGCCGCGCGTGTCCGCGAGCGCGAGGATCGCGAGAATCGCGATCACGAAGACGCCGGCGATCGAGGGACCAGCGATGATCAGCGCCGCGCGACGGTCGGCGCTGCGCTGGATCGCGTACTCGTCGCGCTGGCCGCGCAGCACGTCGACGAGTTCGACGTGGCGCTCGGCGTGGCGGTCGTCGACCTCGTCGAGCGCGCGAACGACCAGGCTCTCCTCGGTCGGCGGAAGCTCTCGGACGACGGAGAGCGGCTTGCGCGTGGGGCGAGGCTTCGGGGCGGGCGAGGGGGTGGGGGGCATCGCAGCTCCGGGATCAGGTGTAGCGGTTGCCGTAGGTGACCGAGCGCAGACGATACCAGTCGAGGTTGGCGTTCCTCGTTGCGTTGGTATTGGTCGTCAGGCACATACCCAGGCTGACGGGCGCAGAGGGCTTCTGCGTGGTGTGCGTCGCCACCAAAGCCCCGTTGATGTAGAAGGCGAGGTTGCCGGTCGCAGCGTCGCGCCGGACCTCGAGCAGGTACCAGTTGGTGGAGGTGATCGCCACGGTCGTCACCGTCGGCCCCTCCTGGACTCCGCCCGACTTCGACGAGCAGCGCCAGTTCGCGTTGACGGCGACGTCCGCCTCGAACGACACGGCGTTGTTGCCGAGCCCGTGCGCGCCGAGGCTGTCACCGATCCCGATCGAGAACGTCATCGTCGACGTGTCGGGGATCTGGACCAGCACGGCCCAGCGCTGCATTTCGCTGGACACAAACAGGTTGCCCGACGCGGACGGGCCGAGGTAGGCGCGGTACGTGTTCCCGCTCAACCCGGCGGTGGCGATCTGGATCACCCCCGGGTGGTTGGCCACCCCCGCGACCTGGACGAGCGAGCCGCCCGCGGTGCCGCCCGACCCCCACCCCGAGGCGTTCAGAGTGGCGACGAGGTCGTCAGAGACGTCGTAGGCGGACACCGTCCCCGCGAAGTCGAGCGTGTAGGCGCCGTTGGCGCCGCCGTCCACGCCCTCCAGAAGGGGGCCGAGCGCGAGCTGTCGATCGGAGGCGAGGTCCGCGTGGTTCGCGCCGATCAGCAGGTAGGCCGGGCCGCTGCTCGGCGCCGCGCCCAGCACCGTGCGTCCGGCCGCCGCGTCGACCGCCGCGACCACGCTCCGACCGAAGCCCGTGAACGTGGCGAGCGCCAGCGCTCCGACGCCCGTGAAGTAGGCGAGTCGGTCGGCGACGCCGGAGAGCCCAGCGAGCGAGAGCAGGTTGGCGTTCGCCGGGTTCTGCACGACGCGGCTTGACCCGTCGAGGGACGGGTAGCCGTTCGCCGCTGCCTTCTCGGACTCCTTCTGGTAGACCGGGAGCGGGTCCACCAGGCCCTGGAGGTAGGCGAGGATCTGCGAGCGGGTCGTGCCGCGAGGTCCGATCGACATGGGCTACTCCACGACGCAGGGGCCGATCTTCACCTCGGCCGAGTAGGTGACCGTGCCGCCGTCGCCCGCGTAGGTGAGGTCGTAGAGCTCGACGTAGATGCGGTCGAGCCCGCCGATCTCGTAGCGCTCCAGGAAGCCGCGCCGGGTGAGGAGCAGGTCCTGGTCGTAGACGAGGAGCCAGGCGTCGGGCGCGTCGTCCTCGCGCATCTTCGCCCACACGCGCATCGCCCCCGTCGAGGCGTCCGCGACGCAGTCGAGCACGCCCGTCCCCGTGGCGGACACGGCGATCGTCCAGTCGGCCTCGGCGTCGCCGACGATGAGGACGGTGTCGTCGACGCTGTCGCCGTCCTCGTCGGTGACGGAGGCGGTGACGGTCGCGCCCGCGCCCGCGTCCACGGCGACGTCGATCGCCGAGAGGAGCGCGGCCAGGCTCGCGTGCGGCCCCGCCGCGGTGCACGCGACGCCGCCGATGGTGACGGTGTAGTCCGCGGCCAGGTCGAGGGTGTCGACGGTGACCCGCGCGGTGCGCCGGTGCGCCTCCTCGCGGAGCCCGATCGCGATCGCGGCGGCGAGCGCGTTCTCCAGGTACACGCCCGAGCTCGGGGTGGACGGAGCGCCGGTGTAGGTGGCCTGCTCCTCCCACTGCGGCTTGCGGCCGCCCGCGAGGATCGCGAGGTCGTTGGCCTTCTCGAACGCGCCCATGCTGCCCTCCTACTCGGCCACGATCTTGCGGGGGTTGACCTGGTATCGTTCGGCGCCCGCGCCGCCGATGGTGATCCGTCGGAAGTAGTGCGGGCGGTTTCCACGGTAGATGCGGCGGACGCCCTGGTCACCACCGACGTTGGAGAACCCGCCGTAGACGGCGCACCCGTCGCTGTCGACGCATCGGGCCGTGGCGCCGCTGAAGTAGTGCCTCCACACCGTCCCGAGCGTGGCGCGGTCGAGCGCGTACACGTAGTCGTCGGTGCCGAGGATCACGTAGTCCTGGTCGACGGCGATCCCGTGGTTGGCGTTGATCGCCGTCATCGTCGCGCTGGTTTGCACCGTCGTGCCCAGCGCGACGTCGATGCGGATCACCGTGTTCGCGGTGTCGTCCACCACCCAGAGGCCGCGGGCGTCCGCGGCGAGCGAGTTGGCGGAGATGGCGTTGGCCATCACCCGGTTCCAGGCGACGCCCGTGGTGTCCGCGGCGGTGCCGCCCTCGTTGGTGGCGTCGTTCCCGGTGGCGTGCTGCAGGGCTCGCATGTGCGCGCCCGAGGCGTGGCCCGAGGCCGCGCCCGCGATGATCACCCGGTTGTGCGTGGCGGTGACGCTGAACACCGTTCCGTTGTGGTTGTACGACCACTGCGCCGCGCCGCCGACCTCGGCGTTGATCGACCGAACCTCCTTCGCGCCCGTGCCCGACACACCCCCCAGGAAGAGCCGGCCGTCGTAGACGGCGATGTCCCAGACCGTCGCGCCGTGGTCGTACACCCACACCGACGCGCCGGTCGAGAGGTTCCAGGCCTCGACGTAGTTGCCGTAAGCGGCGTAAAGGCGGCTCCCGTCGTTGACGAGCTTCTGGACGGTGCCCGCGTTGGTCTTGGTGAAGGTGCGGACGACGGTGTCCATGTCGGCGCGCGCCACCATCTTCGGATCGCCACCGTCGGCGAAGACGACGTCGATGCCGGTGGCGCACACCGCCGTCACCGCGGCCGCCGCCGTGCCGCCGTCCGAGTGCTCGTCGCCGGCAATGGAGTTGCGGTCCGCCTCGTACACGATCGCGGCGTCGCCCGCGGTGAGGCCAGCGTAGGCGTCCTCGAGCGTGTCGAAGCCGGGGTAGGCGCCCTGCAGGTAGTCGAGCCAGCTCGACCACCACTTGTACAGGTAGTTGATCCACCCGGCGGGCGGGATGTCCTCGGCGATCCAGCCGATCGCACGCTGCTGCGTGGGGGGCGTGTCGACGTCGGCGGCGGCGTCGTAGGCCCAGGTCGGAGGAACGGTCGTAGGCTTGCCCATGTCACAGCACCCGTGCGAACTTGCCGACGTTATAGCCCAGCGCGGCGGGGTTGCCGTCGAACCCGAAGTACCCGGGCAGGGCCTCGATCAGCACCATCGTCACCCCGGCCGGCTTCACGTCGGCCATGAAGCGGGAGACGCGCCGCGCCATCCGCGCGTTGAACAGGCGCGGGCGCACGGCCTGGAGCTTGAACCCCGCCGGGTACATGGACAGGTACCGCACCGTGGACGGGTAGGTCACGAGCTCCCAGATGGCGAGGAGCTCGTCTACCGACCCCTTGCAGACGTTGGCCGCGACGCGCGCCTCGATGAAGCGCCGATAGTCCGTGTCGCCGAGCGCCCCGCGCGCCTCGCCGACGATCGCCCCCCACGTGTCGAGCTGGGCCCCCACCGACGACTCGAGCCTCCGTCCCATGAGGAGGTCGAAGTACACGTCCTCCAGCGCCTGCGCGCCCATGCCGAGGGCCTCCGCGAGGGACGCGATCCGCGGCTTGTCCCAGTCCTGGGAGAGCAGCCGCTTCCGCGCTCGCTCCCGGTGGTCGGGGATGTAAGCGAGTTCGATGCTCGCCGCGAAGGACGGCTCGGTCGTCACGTGCTGACCGTGTTGGTGCCGAGGACGTTGAGGGACGTGGCGCTCGGATCGACGTCCACGGCGCCGCCGTTGAGGAGCACGCTCGCGGTCCTCACGCCGTCGACGGTGGCGATGAGCGCGAGGATCTGAAGGATGCTCGCCGCCTCGCCGACGTCGAGCGCGAGGAAGTAGTCGGAGATCAGCTCCTGGATCGGCTCCTCGACGTCGTCGAGCACGAACCCGGCCATGAGCGTGACGGTGACGGCGGAGTTGACGGTGTTGGAGGCAGCGAAGCCGTAGCGAACCGTCTTCGCGAAGCCGTCCGCACCCGTCACCGTGGCCGTCTGGGCGCCGTTGGTGGCGATGCCCGCGGGGAGGTGGTCGTAGATGGCCTGCACCACTTCCGTCTTCTGATCGTCGGTGAGCGTGCTCGGGTAGACCACGACCGCGACCGAGTGGGGGAGGCAGGAGATCCCCTCGATGGTGGCGGTGGTGGACGTGTCGTTCTCGACGACGACCGCGGCCGTCACCCCGTCGGCGGCGAGGACGTTGGCGCGCAGCGCGTTGAGCGAGCGACTCCCCGCCGTCTGGAGGGACTGCTGGCGGCGCTTCCGCAGCGCCGCGTCGCTTTCCCGCGCCTCGCCGGGGGTGGCGGCGGCGGCGTTGGTCACGGACGTCCACCCGGACACGGGCGTGACGATCGTGACGATCTCCGCGACGTCGGCCTCGATCACGCCGGGATCGGATGCCTGCACGATCACGTCCACCGTACCGCCGCCGCCGATCGTCACGTCCTCGGTCACCGTCCAGCGCGCGCGATCGTCCGATCCGCCGCCCTCGACGATCCTCCCCTCGGTGATGATCGTGCCCGCGGTGCCGGTGATCGTGACCGTGCACGTCGAGTAGGTGGCCTCGCGCCGGCGCACGTTCACGATCAGGCAGAGGTTGTCGAGCTGCAGTCCGGTGGCGTTCCCCACGTCCCAAGAGTCGAAGAGCGCCTGCGAGGCCTCGCCGAGCTCGCCGAGGAGATCGGCCATGATGTCGCTGATGGGGCCGAGAAAGACGTCGTGGTCCCAATCGACGGTGATCGTCAGGCCCGTGTTCTCGCGGACGCGCTCGATGTAGCCGTCGCGGATGCGCGTCAGGAAGTCCGCCCCCCGGGGGGCGACGTAGCCCGCTTCGGTCAGGCCCCATTCCTCGGCCATGCAGTAGCCCTCGTCGCGAGTCTACCCCGGCGCGAGGCGTGGGCCTACGTGATCGGCCCGATCCTGCGCGTGCGGATGACCAGGCGCGTGCTTGCCGAGCGGTTCCCCGCACGAGGCTCGCCCATCGGGAGGACGGTGATCGCGGCCTCGCCGTCCGCGGTGCGGATGGTGCCCGAGTAGGTGAGGGTGCGGGTGTCGACGTCGAAGCCGCCCGTCCAGTCCTCGACGCGGATCACCCCCGGAGTCGTCTCGATCTCCTTGCGGAGGACGGCGCCGATGCTGTCCACGGCCGGCGGCTTCTGCTGGATCCAGTCGAAGAAGGGCAGCCCGACGCGCACGTCGGCGAAGTACTCGCCGCGGAACGTCCGCAGTCGACGCTCGACGCGCTGGACGATCAGGTCCAACCCCGAGACGAACCGAATAACGCCCGGGAGATCCCCGTCTGAACCCAGCCCGACGTCAACCGCGACCGCCGCCATGGACGTAGGGTAACCGACCAAGCCCCCGGAGAACCCCATGATCACGCTCCTCCTCGCGATCGCTTGCGCGCCCACCGACGACGTGTCCGTCCCCACCCACGCCGCGCGTCCCGACGACACCGCCGTCGAGGTCGAGGACACGGCCGTGGACACGGCCTTCGACACCGACACCGACTCGGCCGAGGACAGCGCCGCCGAGACGGGCGACACGGGGAGCGAGGACACCGACGGCGACACCGACACCGCGCCCGCCTGCGAGGACTGCGACGACGACGGCTACGCGGCCGACGACTGCGACGACGTCGACGCGCGTGTCCACCCGGGCGCCGCGGACTTCGTCGGCGACGCACTCGACCAGGACTGCGACGGCGTCGACGGCGAGGACGAGGACGGCGACGCGCACGCCTCGATGGAGAGCGGCGGAGACGACTGCGACGACGCGGACGTGGACGCGTTCCCGGGCGCCGCCGAGGCATCCTGGGACGGCGTGGACCAGGACTGCGACGGCGCGGACGTCCGCGACTACACCGCCCTCGACGTGGGCGCGGGGCACGCCTGCGCCCTCCGCTCCACCGGGGAGCTGGACTGCTGGGGGGACGACACCGCCGGCCAGGCCACCGCGCCGACCGGGGTCTACGTCGACGTCGCCGCAGGCGGCGCCCACACGTGCGCGCTTGACGTCGCCGGCACCGTCACGTGCTGGGGGGACAACCGCCTCGGCCAGGCGCGCGCGCCGGCCGGCGTGTTCTCGGAGCTGGACGCCGGGCTCTACTACACGTGCGGGATCACCACCGCGGGCACGGTCGAGTGCTGGGGGAGCGCCCCGGCCGAGCCGGCCTACACGCTCGTCTCGCTCTCCGCCGGCGCCTACCACGCCTGCGGCCTGGAGGCCTCGGGCACGCTCCGGTGCTGGGGGCAGGACGCCTACGGCGAGACGTCGCCGCCGAGCTCCGCGGCGGTGAGCGTCTCCGCGGGCGTCCAGCACGCCTGCGCGGTCCTCGCCACCGGCGAGCTCTCGTGCTGGGGGCGCGACCGGGACGAGGAGGCCACGCCGCCCTCGGGCTCAAGCTTCATCGACGTGGCCGCCGGCTACGAGTTCTCGTGCGCGACCACGGGCGCGGGCGCGACGTGCTGGGGGGACGACACGAGCAGCAAGACGACCCCGCCGACCGCCGACCTGGTCACGGTGGGCGCGGGCACCAACCACGCCTGCGGCCTCGACGTCGACGGCCTCCTCCACTGCTGGGGGAGCGACCTCTACGGCGAGTCGACGCCCCCGGCCTAGCTGATCGTCCCGCCCGTGGCGGTGAGCAGCGCGTGGCTGTCGCCGCTCGGCGCGTCGAGGCCGGTGATCTGCCCCACGCCGAAGTCCACCGTGCCCGTCTTCACGTAGTCGTCGATCGCCGTGGCGAGCGCCGCCGCGCCCTGGGCCGCCGTCTTCCCCGAGAGGTCGTTGAAGATCGCGAGCAGCGCCGCCTCCAGCCCAGCCTTGTCGAGCGCCATGTCTACTCCGCCTTGACCTTGGTGGCGGCCACGGAGGACGACGCCGGGCCTACCCCGATCGCCGGCCCCGTCGGCCCCACGCCGGTCGCGTGGGTGTGCGCGATGATCTCGGTCCGCAGCGCGTTGAGCTCGGCCAGGACGAGGTTGGCGAGCGCCACGTAGTTGGTGGCGGCGCTCGACCCGAGGCGGATCTCCGCGGCCTTGATGACGAGCGCGGCGGCCGCGTAGGCCGACGAGGCGAGCGCGTCGGCGGGGCTGTAGCCGCCCGGGTAGGCGACCGCGTCGGAGAGGTCGAAGCGCCGGACGTCGCGCGCCTCGTGCGTGCTCCCGGCCACGCTCTTCCACTCGTCGAGGCTCCGCTCCGAGAACCAGAGCGTGACCGTGTCCCCAGCCGCGATCGGCCAGGTGATCGAGAACGCCCCTGACCTCGGGAAGGCCACCGGGACGTTGGCGATCGCGGGCGGGTCGTAGGCCTGGATCACCCCGTCGGCGTCCTTGAACTTAAACCGCACCGACGGCCTCACCGTCGCCGTCTGCGTCGCCTCGTCGTAGGAGACGACGACGCCCGGGAGCGAGGTGTGCACCCGGGCGAGCTGGGAGCGGACGGCGGCGAGGAGCAGGTCCGCTTCGGTGGGGGTGACCGCGGGCATGCGCCAGCCTACCCCTACCGCGCGCCGGCGTCGCCCTGGGCGAGTGCGACCGCTTGGGCGGCGGCGGCGCTCTCGGCGCGCGCCCCCGTGGCCGGCGCGTCCACGCGCGCCTGCGGAAGCGCGGGCGCGACGGTGGCCGGGAGCTCGACGACGATGGCGGCGGGGCGCTCGACGACGTCGTAGACCGGGGCGCTGGCGAAGCGCGAGAAGTCGTCGTCCAGGTGCGGGCCGTAGGGCTCGGCTTCGGCGACGTCGGGGAGCGGCCAGACGGCCCCCTCGTGAGCAGGCCAGGGAGCGCAGGCGGCGGCGAGCAGGGCGAAGAAGAGCACGGAACCTCCGGGGCAGGGGAGAGCGAGAGCGACGTTAGGCTACCACGCTCACGAGCTGCGCGGCGTGCCCGAGGCGATGACGTAGAAGGCCTGGTCCCAGCCAGAGTCGCCGCGGAAAGCCACGTCCTGCGCGACGTAGAGGCCGTTGTAGTCGGCGCTCTCGACCTTGAAGGTGCGGCCGGGCCGGAGCGTGGGCGCGAGCAGCGCCTTGATCTCGATGCCGTCGTCCTTCGGCGTCGGGCTTCCGATAAGGTTCCCACCGGTGGCCGAGAACACGATCGCCTCCTCCCCGGTGTCCTCGCCGCTGCCCACGAACTGCAGCACCCCGTCGCGGATGAACCACTCGCTCGCCGTCGAGGTAGCGAGGCGGTCGAGGACGTCGCGCGCGGGGCCCGCGAGCGCGATCCCCTGCGGGAAGACGAGATCCTCGTCGAGGCGGATGGTGCCGGCGGGGAGTCCGAGCTGCTCGGCGATGGCGTCGTAGACCTGGCGGAGCGTGGTCTGGGTCGCGAAGCTGACGCTGATGCGCGCGCTCCCCCACGCCCTCCCGCCGTCCTGGGCCTCCAGCCGGAGGACGCGGTCGGGGCCCCTCCGCTCGAGCCTCACCCCATTCTTGATCGGGTTGCCGGTGAAAACCTGCAGCGGGGTGTCGTACCCGACGAGGAGCCGGATCACTGCGTCGGGGTCCTGGGCGAGCGCGACCGTGGCGGGGTTCGGGTTGTAGAGCTCGATCACCGCCTCGTTGGGAGTCGAGCTGCGCGTCATCTTCACGTCGAAGGTGACGCGGAACCCCGAGAACGTCTTGCCCGTTGAGCCGGACGTCCCGAGCTGGAGGTGCACCTGGCGACCGAAGAGGGCCATGCGCGGATCCTACCCCGAGGCGGGGGCCGCCGCGTCGGGCGGCGCCTGGGGGGATGTGGGGCGTCTCACCCGCGGCGGCCCCGCCGACCCCGCGTAGCCGGCCTACACCTCGATCACCACCCCGTCGTCCTCCTCGGCCGCCTGGGCGGCGCGGAGCTCGTCCCGGGTGAAGTACCGGACGTGCAGGCCCGCCCCGAGGTCTTCGCGCGCGTAGCCGTCCGTGCCGTGCACGAGAAGCAGGCCCTCGGGCCCTTCGACGACGGAAAGCCCGAACACGGGGCCCCACCCCGGCGAGAGGCGCCGGCCCAGCGCGATGGCCGTGCCGTCGAGGCTGTAGAGGTCGAGGTACCAGGCCTGGCACCGGTGCCGCCAGGTAAAGCGCGCCCGGAACTGCGTGCCCTCCAGCGTCACCGTCTGCGTCGACTGCGGGAGGCTCGGGAAGGCGGAGAGCTGCAGGCCCATGCTCCATCCTACCCGGCGCGGGCGCGCCGGTACACGGTGGCGACGGCGAACTGGCCGTCATCGACGACAACGACGTAGAGGCGGCCGAGCGCCACCTTCACCCCGCCACACCGGCCGCGCGCGAGCACGAGGGCGGCGCGGAGCTTCCGCGCGTCCGCGGCGAGGGCCACGACGAGATCCTCGTCGGCGACGCCGCGCTGGGCCATGCGCGCCCGCGCGTGGGTGGTGATCCAGACCGGCCCGACCCCCGGCACCTCGACGCGCTCCCGGTCCTCGAGCCGGACCAGCGCGGCGGTCACGGCTCGGCGCCCACCGATTCGAGGAGGTTGAGGAGCAGGCTCTTGTCCGCCGCCTCCTGCTCGGGGTCCGTCTCCGTCGAGGTCGTGGGCTGCTCGCCCACATCCTGCGCGTCGGGCAGGCCCGCACCCGCAGAGGTGTCGGCCGCGGGGACGTCGGGCGGGACCTCGACGAGGCCGGCGGTGGCGATCTTGATCTCGCGGAACTCGAGATCCCACTCCAGCTTCCCGGCCCCCTCCTCCGTCGAGGGGTAGCGGGTGAGGAGCATGTTCTCGAGCGTGCCGTAGCGGTCGGTCACCACCGTGAGCCGCTCGGCGGCGGCCGCGTCGAGGAAGTCGAGCGCGGCGCTCACCCGCGCGGCGCCGCCGCTGGACGAGACGTGCACCCACGGAGTCTCCGTCACCACCGCCCGCACGCCGAGGATCGCGGGCTGGCGCTGCGCGTGGTCCGTGATCGTGCTCCCGTCCTCGATCGGATGATCGGTGGTCGTGACCGAGCGCGCGAGGCTGTAGGTGATCACACCGTCGAAGCTCAGCGTCGTGGATCCGTCGGCGCGGATGATCGAGATCCCCACGCTACACCTCCGTGGACCGGAAGGCTTCCTGCGCCATCCGGCCCCGCTCGGCGAGGATCGACCGCACCACGTCTTTCACCTGGTCCTCTGTCCAGCCTGCGCCGCTGATGTTGATGTCGCCGCCGATGTTGACGGCGCGTCCTGCGCTCGCCGCCCCGCCGCCCGCCAGCGGGGCGAAGGAGGCCGAGCTCGCGGCCGCGTCGACGCCGCGCGCCGCCATGAGTCCGGGGCTGGCCATCGCCTCGACGAGGCCCGCGTCTGCGCGCCCGGCCGTCGCCGCGGCCTGTTGCGCCGCGGGGCTCCCGAGCGCGCTGGCGAGGCCGTTGAGGCCGGCGGCAACGGCGTCGATCAGCGGCACGGCCATGTCGAGGGCGCGCACGATGTAGTCGAGGATCGCCGTGCCCAGCGCCTTGGCGAAGTCGATCGCCGGCTGGAGGCGAGCGACGAGGTTGTCGACGTAGATGCCGGCGAGGTTGAACACCGCGCTCCACACCCGGCCCATCGCCTCGGCCGCGCGCGCGAGCGCGCCGAGAAGCCCGTCGGCGTCGCGGAACTTCGCGATCAGTCGGCCGATGACCGAGTCCCCGCCCTGCAGGTAGGTGATCCAGTCCTCGAACACGAGCAGGAGCCCGGCGATCTCCGCCAGCCACCCGATCATGAGGCCGAGGTAGTAGCCGATCCCCACGACGAGCACGAGGAGGATGGTGCCGCCCCCCACAAACGCCGCCGCCGCCGCCACGGTGTCGGCGATGGCGAACGCGAGGAGCGCGAACTTCACCACCACGTACCCGACGCCGGCCGCCCCGGTGAGGCCGGCGAGGATGGCGCTGAGCCGCGCCCACCCCTCGGCCCCGCCCACCGCGTCGTTGGCCGCAGTGACCGCGCGCGCGGCGGCGTCGAAGGCGGCGCTCACCTTCTCCGCGAACACGTCGATCTTCTGGCTGATCACCTCCCGGTTGGCGGAGATCCAGTCCATGAACCGGCTCGCCAGCTTCGACAGAGTGGGGATGAGTGCCAGCCCGAGCTCGTTGCCGAGGCT